TGTCAATTAATTTTTAAAAAATGGCACACCCAGTAGGAATATATGATATTCACTTCTAATATGCCATTATGCTTAAAATATGATTATAATTTCTGCTACATTTCTGCTACCGATACTGAATATAAAGGAACATTGAATCAGCTCCTTGGAATGTATTTGGTATTATTGGAATTAAACTTAATAAAATTATCATATGCATCACCTTTTTTTTATTTTTAGTCAATATTATTACATTTAAAGTATCAATTTTTGTGCTAATAGCATCCCAAAATAAAATTAGTTGCATAATAGAATAAACATAAATTAAAAACCAATTTATAAAATTCAACACTCCTTTATCTCCAGTATATGTTTATTATACGATATTTTATACCGTAACGTAAACAATAAAAAAAAGAGGCAGGAAAAATCCCACCCCATTATTTATTTAATCTCTTTATCTAAATCTTCATCTTTTAATTTCTCTGGCTTTATATTCTTATCATCAGCACACTTAGAATTACACTTATCACCTTTGCATTGTTCCAGAGCTATTTTTAATTTTTCTGGAATAGGTAATCCTAGCTTACTTGCATTTTCTATTACAGATAAAAACTCTGTGGCTACATAGAATATAATAACCAAATTTCTTATCCCAACATTAGGTACAAGTTGCTCTATAACAGTTGAGCAAGAAACTATAATTAATATAAAGACCTTCTTGCTTATTCCCTTATATGCCCTAGCACTATTAACTGTTTTAGTAATATATCCAACCCAAACTCCAGTAGCATAGTCTATTAGCATAAGAAATACTAAAACTCTTACAGATAAGTCAAACCCACCTAACGCCCATACTAACACAGATATCCACCCAGTCCATATCATAGCTATTCCATTTTTGGCACTTATAAAAAAATCTTCCATTTACTCCCCTTTCCTAAAATGGCTAGCTCCGAAAATTCTAACCATTCTATACATTAAATTTCTTTTTATAGATCCCACTCCACATTCTTTCATAATTTCTAAAAATATTTTGTCAGCTTCTTCTCTTGTAATATCAATTTTACATTGATTTGAATATAACCAGTCGTGGACTACTGCTGCTCTTCCATGTTTACCATATGAATTTATAATATTTCTGAAAATTCTAGGTACTGATGCATAATCTGTTCTAAAACCTTTTGGAACTATTATAACTCCTCTTGATGTTTGATAAAAATAATCCTCCATAACTTCCCAATATTTATCATCTATTGGCATTGTTTTAAGTTTAGATATTTCCATTTTATCCCTCCTTATCTTCTAAATTGAACATTATCAGCTATTCCTAATTGAAAGTGTACAGAGTCTTTTTGTTTCCAATTTCCACCCCAAACTATCCCATACTTGTCAATCAGGCCTTTACTTTTAGCAACATCATAAATAGCTTTGTAGTATTTATAATCCCATCTAGCAACTATCTTTTCTTTTTCTTCTCCAGTTTTCTTATCAGTGTATTTTTCTTTTTCCAAGACAGCTATATCAACAGCATATCCATAACCATCAATTTTTACTTGATGTTTTGATTTTAAATTATAACCATCACACCAACTGACTTTTAGCTGTTTTTTTCCATTCTCATCAACTAAAATTGTTCTTCCTTTTTGATACTCACGATTTTGTTCTTCAGCAGTTCTAACTCCACAAGTAACCTTGAAATCATATGGCGACTCTTTTATAAGTTCTTTCATAAAAATTACTAATTTTGGATGAACTCCATTTAATTTTTCTAAACTATTTTCAGATAAAACAAACATATATACCTCCTAAAAAAATGACCTCATGAGAGGCTGTATAACACATTTTAAAAGAGGTAGCTATACTAAACTACCTCTAGTTTTTTAATTCCATTCTATTTTTTCTAAATCTTCAACTGTCTTAGCTTTTTCAATTTCAATAAATATTGCTGTATATTTATTTTGAGCAGTTATAACTTTTAAAATCCATTTAAGATATACTTGATTTATATCCCCTAAACTTATATCAGCTACAGAGTTATCTTGAAGTCTCCATTTTGTATTTAAAGATTTTAAGAACTCTTTTAATTTTCCTGATTTCATCACATTTTTTAACTTTTCTTCTAAATCTGGGGTAATAGTAATTTCTAAATCACGTAAAGCTTCTTTTAAAATTTCTATATCTGTTGTTTCTGAAGCTATGTCTAATGCTATTTTTACTCTTATGAAATTAATTTCATCATAATCTCTCATTTGAAAAACTTTTCCCTTATATTCAAAACTTCCAAATAGTTTTTCTAGTAAGATAGCTTGAAACTTATGTTTAAAAGTTTTCTTTACTCCATTCATATCAATATCCCATTCGTGAGAAACTGGATTCCAAGTATGATATGATGTGGGTTGAGGTACAGTTATAAGTTTCTTATTTTCTATGTATTCACCTTGATTTAATTGGACTTCTATTTCTTCTTCAATTAACTCTTGTCTTGTCATTTCTCTTATTGAGTTGGTTGAAGGATCATAGGTTGCATTTTTAAATGCTTCATTTCTTTCAACAACTACATAATCCTTTGGATTTAACTCAGGATAATCTAAAAATAGATTATTATCCATAAAGTTTTTTACTTCATCCGCAGTTAAATTTACAGTGAATACAACTTGTGATTTTTTATTTTTTGTGTAAACATAAAACATATATTTTCTCCTTCCTTTTATATAAAACACTTAAAATATTCCTAATTTTTTTCTTTGTAAGATAAGTGAGTTTCTTATCTCAACAGGGCTTGCTTTCTGTATATAATGCTTACTTGTTACTGTACTGCTAACATGGTTTGCATAACTAGAAGCAAGTCCTAATCCTCCTAAATTATTTATAAGATTTATTGATGTTTTCCTAAGAGTATGAGGATATAAATCTAATATATCTAAAATATATCCCATTTTCTTTACTCTTTGCCGTATAGCTCCTTGACTCATCTTTCTATATTCATTTCCATATTTTGTTATAAATACCCATTCAGAATCTATCCCTTTTTCTATCCTTGTATTTATCCACTCTTGTAGTAATTCTTTGCATTTATCAAAAAAGAATACATTTACAATATAACCTTCTTTTTCTCTAACCTCTTCAAAGAAACCTTCATCTAATCTAAGTTGCTCAATTTTTAAATTCTGAATAGCACTTATTCTGCAAGCACTATCCAAAAATAATTCCCATAATATTTGGTCCTGGATATCATATTTCTTATTTTGAAATTTCATAACAAGCCTAACTGTTAATATCTGCTCAGCATTCAAAAAGTAGCTTTTTCTAATTTTATCTTTATCAGTAAACTTCAATTTATCTAATTTATCCGTGAAAGGATGAAATTTTATTTTATTTCTTCTCACACACCAGGAATAAAAACTACTAATTGCAGTAACTTTATTCATCAAAGTTCTTTTACTGTTACCCTTACTTCTACAATAATTACGATATTTTTCTATTATTGAAGGCATATCTTTCAGGGTATCTTTTCCTAACAAAGCCTTATTTTTATAAGTATTTTCTAGCCAAATTAAAAATAACTTAAAATTATTAATATAAGTTTTGTAAGTTGTATTCCAAGTATCCCAATTATTTGCCTTACAACTTTCTAAATACTCTAAATAAATTTCACTATTTTCTTTTTTAAACTTCCTTAACATTATTTCTTCCATAATGCACCTCCTAAAAATTGTTAGGTACATTATATAAAGTAAAAGTGAATAGATTGGAAAATCTAATCAGAGTTATAGAAGTAGACACGACTAATTTTACAATTGTAATAAATTATTTAACATATACAAATTTAATAGTTGGAGGGTATCTACTAGTAAAATCAAATTTTAGGGTTGGAGCTAGTGGTTTTATACACAATTTAGGAAACAATCTAACTTTAAATGGCTCTTTTTTAACTTATACAATTGGAAATGAGAGAGGCAAGTATTTCTACCAGCCTCATATAATTTCAATTAAAAATGGAAATATAGTTTCAAATGTAGCAGACTTTAATATTTTTACAACCAAAGTTTTCTATAATTAATTAAACTTTTTTAAAATAAGATTTTAGTATAGCCCATAAATACTAACTTTAATATAACCATTTTGAACAGCTTCACCAGTTAGTGTTATATTACCATTTGTATCAATTTGAACAGAATATTTTCCAAGAGTATGGAAATTATCATTGTAGGTAAAACCTAACCGTGAATTTACTGTAAAACTATATTTTTGATGACTTATAGTTATATTGCTAGTAGAAATAACAATATCAATAATCCAAAATTTATAATTTTTCAATTCTGTAATATTTGTACTTTTAGTTATTTTAGTTGCTAATTCAACTGTATTTGTAAATAAATTTTCCAATCTCTTTCTATTTTCCCATATAGAAAGCTCCTCAAATTTTACATCAGGGACACTGATTCTTCTATTTTGAGTTTCTTTACATATATAAAATTTCTTGTTTGCTGGGAAATAGTAAACATTTCCTTGTATTGCCTCATTCAAAGGGAATTTCCCATCTTCTTTACCAAGTGCAGAAACTACTCTATCATCTATTTCCTGTGCTGTTCCTTTATAGCCACCATTTTGGGTATAATTTTCTTCAAGATATTCTTTATTAATCCATGTGTTTTTACCACTCCAGTTAATAATAGTGGCATCTGAGTTTGTTACTTCCATCCTAATATCTATTTCAAAAGCTATCACACTATCAGTTTTAGCTGGAATGTACTGAGCATTATCTTCATTACAATACCAATACAAGCAACCATTAGAACTACTGTCATTTACATAAATTCCTATCTCTTTTAGATAAAAACCTTGTGTTATATCATCATTAGTTATCTGAATTGTTAAATTAATAGCATTATTTTCTTGTTCTTTTTTTAATATTCTTACATCTTTTTTATATGAAATAAGAGATGTTTGATTCTTTGGATTTTGTCCACTTATTACAGCACCATCTCCTATTTCTACTTTTAAAAATTCTACAGCTAATTCATTTGCAAGCCTAGTTGCTAAATAGTCAGCACCTTTTTTTGTAAGTCCTCTAAAAGCCATTTAAACCTCCTTTTTTAATCTATAAACTAAAGTATTATTAAATACTTTTTCTCCAACTAGATTAGTTAGTCTACTATTTTCTTTTAAAACTTTTTTAGCTTTATAAATTACCATACTCATTACATTAATTCTTTCAGAATTAGTTGGAATTACATTAACTACTCTCAATCCTAAGTTGGCTGGAATCATAGGTCTTAATTCTTTGTATATACTGTAATCAAAATCATTAAATTCCTTTTGCTTTTCTAATCTAATATCTAATTCATATTTATCATTAAATAAAATTGGAATGGCTTTTGTCTCAACATTTTGATAATAAGTAATTAAAAATTCTTCTAACCATCTCCAGGTATATGGAAGAGTAGCATTCCATTTTATGTAAACTCTCAATTGTCTATCTTTTAAATTATCAGTTGCCTTAGGATAAATGTTCATCATTTTTTCAAATTTAGATATTCCTAAAACATCTGTAGAAAATATAAAACCATTATTAAAACTTCTTTTGATTTCATTCCAAAGCTTAGTTAAATCTACATTCTCTACATTAAAAATAGCTTGTATTTCTTTATATTGCTGCATAAAATCAGGTAAATTTTCATATAAATTAACATCTTTAAAGTTGGACATAATTTCCATCTCCCCACACAGGAACTTTAAAAGTATCTAGTGTAAAGTTTTGAGCATATCCATTTACCTTGGTTTCCTGAATATCTATAATATTAGGATTTAATGCTAAAATTCTTGATTCTATTATTGATGTTCTGACAATTATCTTTTCTGATTCTTTGAATTGTTTTCTTAACTCTAAAAGATATGCTTTTAAAGCTTTATCAATATCAGCTTTTATATTAGCAACAGATAAATCTTTTAAAGTTAATTTTGTAGCAATATAAATTTTTTCTTGTGCTGGAGTATCAACTGTAACTATATGCCCTATTGGAGCTAATCCTTTACCAGTTTGGCCTTTTGTTGGATCCAACACTTCTTGAATTTTAGAAATTAAAGATGTAGAAGCTACATTAAATTCACTATCTAAAATAGTTACTCTTACTGTTCCTCCACCTTTCCAAACAGGTGTTACTTTAACTACTCCTACCCCAGCTTGTGCCATAGTTTTTTCTTCATAGTCCTTTATATTTCCACCATAAGCTTGTAGATTAAAACTATCTAAATATCTTTGCCTTATACTTTCAGTTTCTTCTTCATCTTCACCAGGAATAAGCATCTCTGTTATTTTTGCTGAAGTCAATCCAGGAATATAATCTATTGGAACTAAATCTCCTACTGAACCATTAGGTTCTTCTCCATAAGTTTCGCACTCCAACATATATTCAAATGTTCCAGTAGGTAATTTTTTTATAACGATATAATTGTAGATATCTAAACTAAATCTACTTCCAATAGTAATATCCATATTAAAAATACCTTTGTATACTCCAACACTTGCAGATTTTGGTTTTATTCCTCTTTCTGCTGCCCTCCTTATTAAAAACTTTCTACTTGCTGTATCTCCAAAAGTTTGCTGATAATATTCAGCAATTGTTAAATACATTTGAGCTTCTTCTAAAGAGTTTCCTGCTGTAGCATCAAATACTACTGACCCTTCGCGAGTATCAATATCTTTACGAACCCTACTTAATTTATCATTCAATAAATTTTCATAAGTCTTGTCCTCAAACATTATGCTACTTTCACCTCCTTAGCTATTTCAATATCTCCAAAAATTGTTTTTGCTGTAAAAGTCATTGCTAAACTTTCTCTTTTCTTTGTATCATCAAATAAAAAAGACTCTACAGCAATAATTCTTTCATCTTGCAATAAAGCCTCTGATACTCTTGATACTAATTCAACTTTACAATAACTTTTAGATTTTCCAAACAAATCCTTTAATTCAATCCCATAGTTCCAACTATAAATTGGATATTCATATCTTTCTGTATTTAAGATTTTATAAATAGCTTGTTTCATAGCTTCTTGTCCATCTGTTTTACCTGTAATTTTGTTTCCAAAGATAGCCATTTTATAAGTCTTAGTTGGAATAGCTTCCACTTCTGATTTTATTTCAACTCTATCATTTCTAACTGGTAGCATTTTAATCACCCCCCTTTAAATAAAAAAGAGGAGCTTTTATACTCCTCTTAGTGTTTAATTAAATATATTTTCTAAATTCTTCTATTGCACTTTCAAAATATCTAAA